CCTGCTCTTTCAACTGAACCAGCGGATCTGGCCCTTGATTCTGGCCTATTCCCGAAAGCTGAGCAGAAAGTTGTTTCATTTCGACCATTCCCTGCGCAATAATTTGCGACTCAAGGGCTTCTAACTCAAGCATCTGTTCTTCAGAAGCAGGCTGTCCGCCCGTTTGTTGCAAGAACTGAACAACCGCCTGCTCTTGAGCCTTTAACTTAACGTGCTCTAACACGTGCTTTAACAAATTTACACCAACCATAGGCATCTGAGCAACTATGGGCGACGTCGCAAAAGTCAAGTGCGCTTGAATATGCGCATCGTGTGCTTGACCCTCATAAGCCTTCAGTATAGCACTGTCTAACGCGTCGATGTTTTCTTGCGCCGGATCCTTAGGAATCAAAGTTTCTTCCGCTCTAGGCTTCAGAATCTTGTCTACATCCCTAACCCCTAGAGCATAATACATGCGTCGATACGCCTCGTGCATGTCATGAAGCTCTGGTGCCTGAGTCGCTAACTGCAACTCCGCTTGAGCCAAAGCAATTCTCTGCGACTGAGAAAAAACGTTTGGATCCGAAACAGGAATGACGTCTATGCGGTCGTCAAAGTCTTCTTGCTTAACGCTTCTCTGCGCTCCCGCAACCATATACGGATACTCAGAAGGCAAATACTCAGACATGATTCTGGCAAGGAGCTTAAATTCTTCCCGCATGGCATAATGTAAGCGCTTATGAACAGCACTCATTACCCGAGAACCCTGCTCTAGCATAGCAATGGTCGTGCCAACCGCGGCCTGCTGGTTTCCGTCGCCAACCTTCATGTCGGTTATCGTTGCAAAACGACGCCCTGCGTCTACAACAAAGCCAAGTAGCTGAAACAACGTCGCATCCGGACCTTTGAAAGGAAGCGGCATCAAACTGTCTCTTAACACGCCGCCCGGAGCATCTACATCACGAAACTCCCCCGGTTGCAAAGGCTCGTCTTCGTTTCTTACACGTAAACCGCGAGCTTTAAAACCAGCAGGCAGGTTGCTAAACGTGCCCGCATCAATCAACTGCCGTAAAGCAGCCGTTGCAGTCCGAGATAAGCCCCCTATGGAATGAATTAACCCCAAACCATAAAAACCAAATCCCGGCAAAAACTTGTAATGAACAAAATACTGGATCTTTTCACGCTTCGGATCGTCTTCTACAAAATTACGACGAATCGATAAGATAACCCCGGAATCCTCACTGACCGTGACAATGTAAGGCACCTTAATTCCTGTGGGCTCACCGTCCTCATCCAACTCCTCAAAGCCTTCTAAGTCCAAGTCCACATGAAATTCGATCAGAGTACAGTCGTAATCTATCTGAGAGGAAGACGTGCCCTGAATCTTGTCGTACTCTTCTTGAGCACTGCCTAAGTCATTGTTGCCCTGCGAAGGCAACACGGGAATGTCTCGGTAAAATCCCGCAACCTGCTTTTTACGAAGCTCATTAAACGGCATCCGCAAAACCTGAGCAATGATCGGACAACTGTCCAAATCACTCGTCTCATACGGAACAACTAAGTTCTCCGCAGGCACAAACTTGCTGACAGCCCGCTCCAAAACTTCGTCGTAATAGACCTTCTTGAAGGTAGAACCCGCCAAAGGCAAATAAAAGAGCATCTGGTCAAAGTCAGGCGTATACTCTTTCATGACGTTCATAATGTAATAATTCATGAACTCTTTGACACGATTGGCCTGCTGAACCTGACCGTTGCTAGTATCACCAAATACCTGCGTCTTAACCGGACCATCTGAAGGCAAGAGCTCATTAAACGCCTGCGCCTGAAACTGAATCGCCGCCTCGGCCAACAACGGATGAGTTACACCCGAAGCACCCCGAAACGGCATGGTGCGCTCTTCATAGTTAAAACCTAAAAGCTCTAAGCCCTTAGAATAAGAATCTTCCCAATCACTGCGGCTAGCCTTGTTTGAATCATACTGCGACATCAAATCAGACGACAAAGAACCTAACTCGCGGTCATCAACATCCTCCGCCAAGTTGCGGTAAAAATCCCCTTCCTCTCCATCACCCTCAGAAGGATCAAAATCTACCGTAACACCACCATCTTCATCTAACTCAATCTCAATATCGCCCGTCGTAATCGCATCTAACTCCAACGCGCCCGGAATACCACGCTCAGCATCATCCTGCAAACGCAGCAACTCCTCGTCTTCACCCGTCACACGATCAACAAATCCACCAAATCGACTTTCTGACATACTATTGTCCTCCGCTAAGACAATTTAACACATCACGCTACATCGTCCTAGCTATATGAGATAAACTACCTACGCCTCCGCCAAGGGCTTTTTCCTGTATTGGCGTTTTAATTTGGCCATAATCGTCAAATATTTCAGATGTAGGGGGTATTCTTTCTTTAAAATATATTTCATCTATCGGAGTGTCTAGCGTTTCGTTAGGACTAAGACTTCTTAAACTAGGGTCCGCTAACCGTCTTTCCATGTTGCGAGATTCAACTTCTCCAGCCACTGAAGTGTATTTCTTATGGGCCTGCTCCGCCGCAAGACGAGCTTGATACTGAAGAGTAACGGCTTCTTCTTCTAATTTGTCAAATCGTTTTACAAATGGCTCTAGGCTTTCAAAAAGTAATTGAGACGTCCCCCTAAGTGCCGTTGGAGCCTCTTTTATAGAATCCGGAAGACGCCCGTATTCCCTACGAACAACATATTCTGAAAAAGTTTCGTTTGGTATTTTGTTTTGTTCATACCCTTTAAACAAGGAAGAAAATGCGTCCGCCGCTTTTTTTGTTTCTTCTTCAACCAGCTCATCGGTAACCTTGCCTTTGCGAACATCCAGCGAAGAACGAACAATAGGAGCAATAAAATTTTCTATACTTTTTTGAGTTTGCTTTATTTTTTGGCTCATATCCATAAGACGTTGCTGCAAATCTTTTGGAATATCATCCGGGCTTGCTCCCATGGGAAACCCTTCATAGTCTTGTATCCAATGTTGCGCTTCATGCAACAAGGTAGAAAGGGTGTTTTTCTCCGTACCTTGTGCTAAATAAATAGTTTGTGTAGAGGGAACATACATTCCTTGGGCTTTAATTCCCGGAGGCATGCTTGCAATACGAACACCTGCAATTTCGGGGTATTCTTCTAAAAGTGAAGGAAACTTTATAATTTCACCAAACCTTAAAGGTCCCTTTTGATAAGCAGAAAAAAAGTCTTTTGAATAAGTAAACGGATATCGTCTGGTTAAATCTTCCACCTCGCCTTCATTAAGTACTCTGCCAAAATCCTTCATGTCGTATTTACCTACAGTACTTTCGGGCTTAGCTTGATAACGTCGAATCTGGCGGGGAGGAGTGTTAGCGTTATACAAAGCACTGTCTTTATTTAATTGCGCTTCTGAAGTGTCTAGTTCAATACGAGGTCGACCATCCACGTCGTAACGAAAAACACGTTTATTATCAGAGGCTTGTTCTGCAAAAATATCTTGTGGACTAGCCCCCTCCTGTTCCCGTTTTAACAACCGTGAAATATATTTCCTACCACTTGCCGCGGCAGGGCCAAGAAACATGGCCGCCGTACCCACAATCTTACCGACAGGCGTCACATCCGCCATGTCCAAAGCAGCCATGCCATACTCCATGGCAGAAGGGTCCTCACCATACGCTTTCCGCTGAAAAACCTGAGCAACGCCGCCGCCCGGAACAACAAATTGCGCTGGATTACCCTCCAAAGCACGTTCTATACCTTGAAATCCCTCCGCAGCATACGCCATAGGCGAACTAACGGGAGGACTAATCGACCCATACTCTTCCGCCTCCCTGCCCTGTTCTATCAAAAAAGGGAGCTGTTCCGTAACGGTTTGATAATCCTGAGGAAATTCTTGAGAAGGACTAACCGGTCCACCGTTAGCTCTGCGAATATAACGAGTAAATTGACCAACCCCCTCATCCCACATCAGAAGCCACCCCGAAGCTGTTGAGCTCCCATAATCCCCGCCTGCATCGGACTAGGCTGAGGACCCATGCCCTGCTGCTGAGGTATGCCAAAAGACACAGGCCCCTGAGGACCCTGCATCTGAGGCATTATAGGTTGCCCCTGCGGCATCATCCCGACGGGCGCATTAACAGGCATGGGCATTTGGGGGGCCATAGGAGATCCCATCGCCTGCTGGGGCAACTGCGGTGAAGGCATCGACTGCGACTGAGCCGACTGTAACATAGACGCGCGGTTAGCTAACATCTGCGTGACCGCACGCTGACGGTCCCTAATCTCTGGAGGAATGCCATCATCTTCCATAACCGCACCACCCTCAGCATACATTTGCCTTGCAAAGGGAAACCGCTCATCTCTTGGGTCTGGAAATCCTCTAGGGATAGTCCGAGGAATAGGAGGCAAGAATCTGTCCGGAACCTCCGTACGAACCGGGATAGGTGGCGGCGCAACAGGGTCCGTCACTCGAAGAGGCGGACGACCCGGCACAAACACGCGTTCTTCTGATGGAGCCTCGACACGAGGCGGTGGGGGCGGCGCAACAGGGGGCGGCGGAGTGACCGGCGGTGGCGGAGCAACAGGTGGCTCAACAGGAGGCGGCGGAGTGACCGGCGGTGGAGGTAAAGGAGGCATTAAAATATCCGGCACAAATCTGCCCGGAAACTCAGGACGACTCGGTATAGGAGCCCGCTCTAAAACTGGTGGTGCCGCAACAGGTGGCGGAGTGACCGGAGGCGGAACAACAGGTGGCGGAGTGACCGGAGGCTGAAAAAACGGCGGTTCAATAGGGTCTGTTACCCGAAGAGGCGGACGACCCGGCGGAACAAATGCGCGTTCTTCTGGAGGCGGCGCAAGAGATGGCGCAACAGGCAGAGTGATAATACCCCCCTCATCTGAATCGTCCGTACCCCCTATTAAAACAGGGACATCAGGACCGGGACGATACGAACCGTCGCCCATGGGAATCTGATTGCCGCCCGGCGTAGTACCACCCGTAGAAGGGGGCGGGGGAGGAGGAGGAGGCGGAGGTGGCGGCCTACGATCATCCGGCGCAGGAGGCGGGGGTGGAGGAGTCGTGGGTGCCGTCTCCTGCCCCATAGGAGGCGTAGGACGAGGAGACTTGTTGTGCGACAAAATACCCTCCGTCAAATACGTGTGAGCATCACTCACCGTAATCAACACAACATCTCCAGAAGGATAAGGCTCTAACGCCAAAACCTTCTGACCAGAAAATACCATGCCCGGCTCTACATCCTGAGCCTCAACCCAATCACCCTCACAATAAAACTTGTGAGTCAACGAACAAACAATCTCAACATCCTCCAACCGAACCAAACAACGGTCAGAATCAGGAATAATCTCAACATGCTCTACAGCATAATCACCCCACTCCAAAGTGTCCTCATGCTGAGTCAATACCTCCATACCAACAACCAAGTTGCCAGCCTCAATGTCCGTGCCGTCCGCTAAACGGACCGCGGTCCACGGGGCGGGGCACGTGGTTACACGAGGCTCCAGCGGAACGGGGGGAAGAGCAGGTGGCGGAGGCAGATCAACACGCTCCAAAACAAGAGGAGGTGGAGGAGGTGGCGGTGTAGGATCAACCGGCGGAACAGGCGGTGGCGTTGGCGGAACGGGGCACGGTTCGCCTTCAAACACAAACGTGCCGTCAGGACAAAGTTTAGTTCCAACAGTTTGTCCATTTCCACCGGGCGGCGTATCATCCCCGCCAGAAGGAGGAGTTGTGTCGCCATCCCCTCCGGGCGGCGGCTGACCACCAGAAAAAGGCGGAACATAAGGTGCCGGCCCTAAGTTTTGAGGCGGCGTGTAATTAGCATACGGATTGAAAGCCGGAGGCAACTGACCATACGGATTGTACTGCGTGTACTGGTTCGGTAACTGATCCCCAGAACGAGCTATGTCATCCATCGTGTACAAAGGAGGGGCATAATAAACCGTGTTTATCTGACCACCACCAGACGGATCAGGGTTCGGGTCGTTTAAATCGGGCTGACCTACCCCGGTCGAACCACCAGTGCCCGCGGCTCGCGGGCCAAATAACGCCTGACCATACGTAGCAAAAGAAATGGGTTGGTCAATCGGAATACCGTACTGATCCAGTAATTCTTCTAATACTTCCGAAGAAACCGAACCATAAAAGCCACCACGCCGATTTTCAGGAGGTACCAAAGAATCACCAACCAGCGTGTACCCCGCCTGCATAAGCATGTTATACAGCTCAGTCGGCCCATAACCCTCTAAATTAATGTTGAAATCAGACATAGTGACTACCCGTAATACACCAGTGAACCCATCGTAAGGGTATCATCCTCCACATCGTCAGAAGGCAATTCAACAAAATTACCCTGACGATACCGCATTAACGCTTGAGTCGTACTGTCCACTAAGTCATCATATTCCCCGTTCGGGAATGCAGCACACTCTTCTATCAGCTCTTCCGCCCATGGCTCATCCGGAGCCCAAACCATACCACTTTCAAATAACGGCGAAACGCTGTGTACCCTAGACAATTTATCATTACCTCGGCTAGGCGTAAAGTTTACCACAGGAATCCCCATATTTCTAAGTTCATGTGTCAACGGCATACCAGAAGCCTTCGCCTCAATAATAACCGTCTCAGGCTCCCAAAACTTGTACATGTCATGCGCAACAGCCTTCAACTCAGGAAAATCCCAACGACCCTTCCGAGAATCCAACAAAATTAAATTAGGCGGACCACCTTCCTCAGGATAAAAAACACCCCACGTGGTGATCGCACTGAAATCCGCCGTCTCCCGCTTAGAAAACGCCGTGTCATAACTCTGAATAACATACTGCAACTGCGGAACATGCTTGCCCTCCCAAACACGCCACCACTCCCGCTTCAAAATACTGTTCTCATCGCCCGTCGGATTCTGCTGGTACTGCGCATTCCACTTGCTCGCAGGAATACTCGCCTTAACAGAAATTAAATCCGCCTTCGACCAATACTCCGGCCAAACAGGTTCCCCAGAAGGCAACTCCATCGGAAACTCAACAACCTCCCACTGATCCGCCAAAGGATCACGGGCCTGCGCGCGCATCAACTGACCCGTCAAATCCTTCTCCGACCAACGAGTCATTACCAAAATAATAGCACCGCCCGGCTGCAAACGCTGTCGAGGTCCACCCGTGTACCAATCATACGCCTTGTCAAAAGCCGTACTCACCATCGCATCCTGCTCCGAGTGCGGATCGTCAATAATACATAAGTCTGCACCGCGGCCCGCGAGGTTTGAGCCAACACCAACGGCATAGTACATCCCTCCACGGCTCGTGTCCCACCGACCGGAGGCCTTGGAGTCCGCTGCGAGCTTGGCTTCCGGGAATATCTCAGCGAAATCCTCCCGCTCCATAAGGTTTTTAACTTTTCGACCGAAACCTACCGCAAGCTCCGTGGTGTGCGTAGCCTGAATAATTTTCATAAAAGGCTTCTGACCGATCATCCAAGCAGGAAACAGAAAGCTGGCAAATTCAGACTTGGTGTGACGAGGCGGCATGTTCACGATA